AGGATTTTAAATGCGACTGTACCAAACGTCTCAAGATCTATTGTTTAATCTAGAAGCAACAACAAGTTCAGAAGCAAGAAAAAAATGGAAAGAATCAATAAAAGAAGAATGGAATCATGAGTGCGCCTATTGCGGATCTTCTGAAAACTTGACTTTAGACCACATAACACCTAGAACAAAAGGTGGTTCTGATCGAATTACCAATATTGTGTGTGCCTGTAATGAATGTAATCATTCTAAGGGACATCAATTTTGGTCTGATTGGTATTTAAAACAAGATTTTTTTACAACAGACAGACTGTCTGAAATTATTAACTGGCAAAATGGAAGACGATAGTACGATGCTCCAGACACTTAATGAGGTGTCTGGAGCGATTATTGGTTATTTAATGATTATAGTCCCACTACTCGCTCTGCTTTAATGGACAGAAAGCAAACTGACCACTCATTGCACAATTGTCTGTTTTTTGTGTTATTATTTGGTTTCGTTGCATTGTGTACCATGTCAGAATTACGTTACCAGATTTCTCGTCTCTGGCTCCCTTTTCAGTATTGGGGGCAGCTTATGAACTCTTATGATCCTATTACTAGGGAATATTTTTATAGCTTAATTAATGGTAAATCGTGATCCAAAAAAGTCATCTAAAAAAGAGTATTCTCGATCAGGCCATTGCTGTTGCCATGGCCTCGGATGCCCCTAAGAAAATGGGAGCCATTCTTCTTAAGCGAAATAAGATCATTTCGGCTGCGGTCAACGATTATGAAAAGACTCATCCGGTCCAATATTGGGCAGCCCAGAATGCCGCAAAGATCTTCAATGATGCTTCTCTTGCAAAAAAGCAGTATCTTCACGCTGAAATAAAAGCCTTACTAAAGAAAAGGGAAGATGCCGACACTATTATTGTTTGTCGTGTTGGTGGACATGGCAAAAAATACATAAGAAATGCCAGGCCATGTAGACTGTGTTCAATTTATCTTATAAAAAACGGAATTTATCATATCCATTATTCCACTAATGATGGATTTTTATACGAAAACTGGAGCGATTAATTATGTCACTTGTTTCACAAAAAGACCGAAAACTTGCTATTGAGGCATTGGAGTTTTATAAAAATTCTGACTTACCACAAGAAAAACGAATGGAGCTAAATGCCCTGATTAATTGGCTCAAATTAGAAATTTATAAGAACGAACCGGTTTAAGAACTGGCACATAGGCCTTACTTTAAGATTCATCTGTGCTATATACTATGGATGTGGGATAGACCACGCCAAACTTAAAATTCTAAGGAGTTTAGAATGAAAAAATACGACGCAATTGTTTTTATTGGAAGATTTCAGCCATTTCATAATGCTCACCTTCAAATTGTAAAAAGAGCATATGAACTAACTGATAATCTCATTATGATTATAGGTTCTCAGTACAAGCCAGTAACTTATAAGAATCCACTTCAAATATCGTTAGAACATCTAACTACTAATAGTTATTGGTCGGCAATTCGACAGGCTATTCTAGGTTCTGTTAATTCTGAAACAGAGGAAAAATATTTAGAAATCGAAATTCAAGAAGATATTTATGGTGATGCCAAATGGTGCGATGCAGTTCAAGAAAAAGTAAAGTATTGCACCGAAACTCTTGAATCTCATGGTAAAATTGGTATCATCGGTTGTGATAAAGACGAGACTTCTTACTACTTGAAGATGTTTCCTCAATGGGAGCTGATTGAGGTTCCTCTTGAACAAAATCTAAGTGCAACTCAAATTCGGGAACTTTACTTTGTAGAAGAGCCGAACATGGACTTTGTGAAGAGTGTTGTTCCAGAAGAAATCTTCAATTATCTGAATAGTATGAAGAGTTCTGAATGGCATAATCACATTGTCAATGAGCGGAGATTTATTGAAAAGTATAAGTCTCAATATGCATCTCTACCTTGGCCTCCGACTTTTGTTACGGTAGATTCTGTAGTCTTTCAGTCTGGTCACGTTCTGATGGTCCGTAGAGACGCTTATCCAGGTAAAGGATTAATTGCACTGCCGGGTGGTTTTGTTGATGCAGGCACTGACGCATCTATAGAAGATGCTATGATACGAGAACTCCGAGAGGAAACCGGTCTTAAGGTTCCTTCTCCGGTTCTTCGTGGTTCAATCAGAAACAATCACGTTTTTGATTCAATTCACCGAAGCAGTCGTGGTAGGACAATCACTCACGCATTCAATGTTGTTCTTCCTGATGGAGAACTCCCAAGAGTAAAAGGTGGTTCTGATGCTGATAAGGCATTCTGGATTCCTTTCTCTGAACTTGACCCAAGAGAGTGTTTTGAGGACCATTATCAAATTATTCGCTACTTTATATGAGGTAAACTTATGAAAACAATCAAAGGAGATCTAATTAAACTTGCCGAACAAGGCGAATTTGATGTTATCATTCATGGGTGCAATTGCTTTCACAAGATGCGTTCTGGACTTGCAAAACAACTTGCAGACCGTTATCCCATAGTAGAAGAAGCAGATAGGAAAACTAAGTTTGGGGATAAATCTAAATTAGGTACTGGGAGATTTGTTGGTGTAAAATCTAAAACTTCTGATATTTGGTTTAATGTGTGCAATGCTTACACGCAATACAAATGGAGTTCTGGTTCTGATGTATTTGAGTATGATGCTTTTCAGAAATTTTTAGATTATCAAACTGAATCTATTATTAGATCCCAACAACTCACAAAAGAATTTAATCTTTCAAAACTTAGATTTGGATTTCCCCAAATTGGTGCTGGACTTGCTGGTGGTGATTGGAGTAGAATTTCCAAGATGATTGAAAAGTTTTCGGAAGATGTTTCTGATTATGCTGATGTCACAGTCGTAGAATATCAACCTTGAGGTAAAAAATTATGCCATGCTTTACACCGGAACCTACGCAAGAAGAAATTAAACTCGAACAAAAAAGTAATAACAATAAAAAATATGGAATTAATAAAACTAATTCTGAATTAATTACATATTTGTTGAATATGTGTTGTGAAATGGGGGAAGTAATTTTTGAGCTTCATATGCAACATAGACTATCTGATGATACTTTGGCATGGTATCAGCAACATAGAGATAGAGATGATAAGGTAAAGGAAATTCAAACTGAATTATCTAAATTAGCCTTAAAAAAAGAAAGTCTTGAGCGAGAACTTAAGGCATTGAATGCTTGACAGGTGTTAAAGTCATAAAAACACAAATAGGCGATAGACGCCTAAATTAAACCTATCATTTTAAGGAGTTTAAAATGGACCTAAACAAAAATCTAATTCTCAACTCGGATTCTTACAAGTATTCTCAGTTTAATCAATATCCCCCACAGACAGAAGGTGTATTTTCTTACATTGAAAGTCGTGGTGGTCATCACGATGAAACTCTCTTCTTTGGTCTTCAGATGTTTCTAAAAGATTATCTAATGAAACCAATTAGAATGGAAGATATTGATATTGCCGAGGCAATTATCCAGGCTCACGGTGAACCATTCTACCGTGGTGGTTGGGAATACATTGTCAAAAAGCACGGAGGACATCTCCCTGTAAGAATCAAGGCTGTTCCAGAAGGATCCGTAATTCCTGTCAAGAATGTTCTGCTTACAATTGAAAACACCGACCCAAATTGCTACTGGTTAACTAGTTTCTTAGAGACTTCTTTACTTCGTTCGATTTGGTATCCGACGACAGTTGCGAGTAATTCTTATAATTCTAAGAAACTCATTCTCAATTACCTTATTCGCAATGGAGACCCGAATCTTATTGATTTTAAGATGCAAGACTTTGGATTTCGCGGAGTGAGTTCCTATGAATCCGCAGGAATTGGTGGACTAGCTCATCTAGTCAACTTTAAAGGAACTGATACTGTTGCGGCGCTTCTTTATGGTAAAGAATTTTATCACGAAGACATGGCGGGCTACAGTATCCCAGCATCAGAACATAGTACTATCACAAGTTGGGGTAAGGAGAATGAAGTTGAGGCATATCGCAATATGTTAAATCTTCACGCAAAGCCTGGTGCTCTTCTTGCTTGTGTAAGTGATAGTTATGACATTTACAATGCTTGTGATAAACTTTGGGGAGAAGAACTTAAAGAGCAAGTAATTGAATCTGGGGCTACCTTGGTGGTCAGGCCAGACAGTGGAAATCCAGTAGAAGTTAATCTAAAGTGTGCTCAAATTCTTGATAATCATTTTGGAAGTACTATGAACTCTAAGGGTTATAAAGTTCTAAATCACGTCAGACTCATTCAAGGGGATGGTGTGAATTATGAAACTATTGACCGGGTTCTTCACGTCTTAGAATCAAATGGATACAGTTCGGATAACATTGCCTTCGGTCAAGGTGGCGGATTGCTTCAACACGTAAATCGTGATGATTTCAAATTCGCAATGAAGTGCAGTTCGGTAAATGTAAATGGAACCTGGCGTGATGTTTACAAAGACCCTGTAACCGACCCAGGCAAAACATCTAAAAAAGGTAGACTTCAGCTCATCAAAAATGAACAAGGAGAATATCAGACTGTTCCTGAAAGGCCCTGGAATAAAGATGAGTTAGTAACTGTTTATGAGAATGGTCAACTTTTGGTTGATTATACTCTTGAGCAAGTAAGAATTAATGCAAGCCAATGTTTGCACAATTTCTTTACTAAAGCAGAATGACAGCTTTTAAACTGGCACATTACTCTTGATTTATCAGGAGTAATGTGGTAATATTATGGGGTGGTTGAGGCCATCCTATTTTTATGATATAAAATGAAACCATTTCTACATGGACGCATTCATGCTCAAAAGTATGGAGGTTGTCCAGACGACTATGCTGACATTGATGACTTTATTGATTCCACAAAATCTTGTGTCCCCGATGTAAGACACCGAGCAATTTTGCACTCTTCTTTTGGTTGTTTTCTAGTAGAACAATTATTTGGAAGAACGCGAACAAACTCTAGTGGAGTTGAATATTCTCCTAGAGATATTGCAGAAGATCACATCATACAAGATTTGGGTTTTATTCCGACAGTTGAAAAATATCTCAACTGTATGTCAATTGAGCCCTGGATGTCAGGAACAGCCAAAAAGTTTAACAACAAAAACAAAAAATTTATTCCATTGGAGGATTGATTATGGATTATATGGAAAATATGAATGATATGATCTTATCATATCGCAAGTTTAAAGATGAAATTCAAACAAAACTTAAGACTGCGTTTAAGAAAAATATTTCTACATTGTTTGAACAAAATCCTAAACTAAATGCTATTGTTTGGACACAATATACTCCATATTTTGCGGATGGAGACCCTTGTGTATTCAGTGTAGGAGAAGTATCATTTACAAATGCAACTGGTGATGATCTGAATGACATCAGTTACGGTGAATATGACGGAGAAAATGAAGATGTTGTTTGTCTGAGTACTTATACAAGTTTAGATAGCGCATGGATAGATGAAAAAACCAAAGTATATGCCATGGAAATTGATTTTGATTCATGTGTGCAATTAGGAAAACTTATGGAATCTGACGAAATGGAGGACGCCATGCTCGCCACTTTCGGTGACCACGTAAAAGTAATTGCTACACGAGAAGGGTTCGATATCCAAGAATACGACCACGATTGATTAAGTATAAATACCTCAGGTTTAAACAGCTTGAGGTATTTTTTAATGATTAAAATTAGATGTAGAATGTGTGGAAATGAAGTACATGGTTCTGGAACCTGCGGGTGTCCTAATATGGCATCTATTCGCAACGATAAAATCACGGCCCTGGATCTGTCTCAGGTGGTTATGCTTGAGACTTATGAAAAAGCCTCAAATAAGCATCTGACCAATTCGGATCTTATGTGGCAAGAGGAAAGGAAACAACGAGGAGTAAAAAGGTTGGACTTTGAGGTTCGATAAATAGAATTAAAAATGCTCTATAAACAATTTCTGTTAGAATCCAAAGAAAAACAAATTATGTCTTTTGCAAAATTTGTAAAGGACTATCTTGGCCTAGATGATCTACCAGAGATTGTTGTTATCAATGATCCAAAGTTTTCTATTGAAAACAAGACCTTTGGATGTTTTGATCTAATGAATGACATTATAAAGATCCAGGTGGCCAATCGCCATCCATTAGATTTTTTTAGAACCCTGGCTCATGAGTTGGTTCATTATAAACAAAAAATTTCCGGGGCAGAAATGTCCGGGGACACAGGATCAAATTGCGAAAATGAGGCCAATTCTGTTGCTGGTGAAATTATGAGACATTATACCAAAACAATTCAAAACCACGGGTACTAAACATTGGACGAAAAAACTTTAGAAAATTGGAAAAAGATCAAAGAACTTATGGAGGCATCGGGCAACACAAACAACCTGTATTATAAAAGAGCCTGTCAGATATTAAAAGGCGGTGGTGATCCATTAGAGAAATTATTAAACGATGATTAAAGAAGAAGATTATAGGGATTTATTTGAGAGAGTTTGGCATTTAAAAGTGCAAGAACTCATGCATGAGCCTTATGATGATGACATGATCCACGACGATTTTTGGACCCATGAAAACCAAACGAACTATCTTTGATTGGGCGAAAATTGCCCTGATTATTGAGGCGATTATTGAATTTATTTCTAGGGTGTTTAAGATTCCCAAGGATAAATTATGGCCTCTAGTTGATGAAATTCAGAGAGAACTTTATAAAAGGGGTTGGATTGATGATACGCTCAATGAGTACATCATAAAAACCCCAGAACTTCTTGATCAAAGAGTCGAAAGGGATGTTGATAAGGCCATAGAAAATTATGAAAAGTTAGAAGAACCCGAACCGGTTAATATGGTCAATGAGATTATTTTAAAAGAGATTGAGTCTGGTGATTATACCGAAGAGCAAAAGAAGATTGTTAAGGATGCTGTTTTTTATGAGAAAGAGCCTGATGGGAGTAGTGCTCAGAGTCTTTTAGGTGGGGAAATTGGCATAAAGGCCCCGTGGGTCAATCCGGATCAAAAGTAAATGCTATAATAATCACCATCTCGTTCGACAATTGCCGAACAGGTATCGACAAAATCTCCACAACACATGTAAGTAATGTCATCAAATTTTCTTATGTTGTTGTGGTGAATATGTCCACAAATTACACCATCAAAATTTTCTTTTCTTTGTCTGCAATAATTTGTAATATTGTTTTCATATTTGTCTATGTATTTCTTGCCGTTTATGGTATTTTTTAAAAAGTACACCAAGGAGAATCTAAAAAATCGATTTAACCATACACTTAAGGGAGTTATAAATTCATACCCTTTATTGAAAATTAATTGTTTCCATGAACCAGACGAGTATTGGGAGTATTTGTCGCCATGAACACATAAAAACTTTTTACCTTTAGAATCAATGTGGTTGTACTCATCAACCATTTGAAAGTTTTTATGCTCAAAATTACAATATCTCCGGATTTCTCCTTCGTGGTTACCTAAAATGTAAATAAGTTCGGTTCCATTTTTTAGGTGATTTAGAATTTCATGAATACATTCAGTGTGCTCTTTTTCCCATGGTGTCCCATGCTTCTCCATACAGTATATGTCAATTATGTCACCAACCATTATGAGTTTTTTGGTTTTTATGGTTTTTAGGAAGTTTAGGAATTTTTTAGAATTACATCTATTCGTTCCAAGATGGACATCAGAAACAAAAATGGTGTCGTAAATCATTTGGTTTTTTATTGGGGATTCTGACCTATATAGACTGTAACGGGATGTAGTAGAAAAGTATAACTTCACTTTTGGGAAGTGAAAAAGAGGGGGCAGTACCTTCCATCCCGATTGGACAAAAAGTCCAAAACACACAAACACAGGAGAAAACCAATGACGCCTTATGAATTACGCTTTCAAATTTTTCAGGAAGCCAGACTGATTGCTACTGAAGATTTTTGCAATAAAAAAGATGCTGCCAAGGAAGGCACGTACACTCCATTCCCTACAGTAGAACAGATCGAAGTCCTGGCTGATCAGATTAAGGATTTTGTTGAGAAAAAGTAGACACTTTTTAAACTGTCTACTTATTTGGTTTTTATGGATTTATTGGGGTATTATATTGAAAGTTGTTAGGGATTTATGAAATCAACTGAATTTTGCTATTGGCTACAAGGTTATTTTGAACTTCGTCGCGGCGAGGCTCCTCTTACTCATGAGCAGGTAGAGATTATTGAGAGGCATCTTGCCCTGGTTTTTAAACATGAAATTGATCCGTCTTATGGTCCTCCTTCTCACCAGAATCAATTAAATCAGATTCACGGTGGCGAACTTATGAGGTGCTGATTATGACTGATTTATCTCCTATTACCCAGACAGTCTGGGACGCTGCTTGGACAAATTGCCCAGTCCAATGTGGTGACATTAAAGGTACTCGTCGGTCACAGATCGCTGCTGCTCTTCAAGCTGTTGCTGACCAGTGGAAAAACGAGATCCAGAAACAATCCAAAACAGAGTTTATAAGTGGAGTCCAAAATTGTATTGATGCTCTTAACGAAATTGCCTCTGAGCTAAAAATTGACTATATTATGGATGAATACTCTGAAGGTCCTCTTAGTGAGTTCAACGATGGAGGAATGCCACTTGGATAACCTCTCTCCTTCTGCCCAGGCGATTCTAGATGCTTATTGTGACTTTGAAGCAGCAAATATTGATGCGATGGCCGCCGCCCTTCATACTGCCGCACTTCAGATTCAGTTTAAAGATCGACTTGGGTTAACTGCTTATGGAGGACATGCTCAGGCACAGGATCAACTTCTTGCTATTGCTGGTGAACTTATGAGGTGCTGATTATGAAAGACATTTCTCCAGATACTCAAGTGGTGCTCGATGCAATAAAGGCCACTTATGAAGTAGATGAACTTAGTTATCCAACAGACGAACAAATTGCCGCTGCTGTTCTTCGCGCTGCTGCTAATCAGTTGAGCTACGGCCATGGTAGCTGGGTGGGAACAAGTGCAATTATTGATGAAGACAAACTCCTCGCCATTGCAAACCAATTAGAGAATATCTAATGAAAGAAGAACAATTGTTTAATCGCTTTAAGGCCCTGACTTCTGAAATTATGGACACTGCTGCCGTTGTTCAGAATGATTATGATTGGCTGATTCTTAATCGGGCCGTTACTTTTGATCAGGTGAGAGAGGAATATTGGCGGTTTTTAAAGCGGATCGATGATCATAAACGTGAGTTAGATTCTTTATCTACTGACGTTTGTGGGAGGCTTTCGGAGATTATGCAGGATGATCAACTGGCACATGCTCCTTGATAGATTTGATAAGGTGTGCTTTAATTAAAGGGTTGTTGAGATTAAAATGAAAAAACCTGAACCCCCTCCTGGCCGACTTATCCACGAAAGTTTTCTACCAGAAGATCCAAATCCTATGAAAAACTATCGTATCAAAAAAGTTGTTGAACGTGGAAATACAATTTACTATGTTCAACGAAAATTTTTGTGGTTTTGGTGGACGGATATATATCAACCTAGCCACATTAAACCTTTTCTAAATGAAGGTCGAGGGTTTCTTGGCCAGGGTTTCTTTCTCACTTTAGAACAAGCAAAAGAAGAGTTACGTAGTGATTTAAAATTTAACGAATCTCTCAAGCGTTTAAGTAAAACTAAACCAGAATACATTTATGATTTAACTTGATCCCGATTGCTAATTATGAAATTTACACTTACTGAATCTCACATAAAATTACTTAGATCTATGTATGTCAGTTGGAGTCATTGTGAGTATGGTGCTCCAGAGATTGACCCCAAAAGACCATATGGAAATAGTTTTGTGGGGGGTGATATTCATGAAATTTTAACCGGTGAATATCTAGATAGCGAATTAGATGATGATTTGTCTTATGAATATTATAAGTTACATAAAGAAACTCAAACTGCTCTACAAATAGTTTTAAGGACAGGTCAATTTGAACCGGGAGAGTATTTGACTTCGACTCCTTATAAAAGAGATTGGAAGTTAGTTACTGAATCTGATCCACTTTTTTAACTGGCACATGCCCCTTGACAAATCAGGCGATGTATGTAATGATAAAGAGTCTTTAGAATAAAAGACATTATTAATTAAATTATAAACAATTATGACGCAAGACACATTTATTACATACGAAGAATTTTTTAAAATTCCATCATCATTTCTAAAAACTCCGAAAGAAGTTTTTGAGATGAATGTAGAATCTTTAACGCCACAAGAAAAGAATTTTTATGAGCATTATAAAAAATTTTTTGAGACTATGATGGATTTAAATACTTTAAAAATATTGCAAGATCATCTAGACAATGAATATATTTTGAAAACTGAAAAAAGTAGATTAGAAAGAATTATTCAAAATCCTAGTTAAAAACTAAGATGATAGGCCACTTGATCAACTGGCACAAGCCCCTTGACAAATCAGGGAACATGTGGGATACTTAAAACGTGGAAGTCGTTAGGTCCATAACCTAAAAAGACGCCATTTTAGATGAGACAGCAACCCTATGCACTAAACCGTTAATTTAGAAAAGCAAAAAACTCATCTAGCCTAAAGTTGATACAGCATACAAACTGTCTCCAAAACAACTTAGGTAAAAGACAACTTACCAATCAACTTGTAAAAACTATGACTTTTATTACTGCTCTTAAATCTGAACTGAATACCACTGAGACTCTTAATGGAGCCAAGGCCTATAAGTCTACTCTTGATTCTTGTGTGGATCTTTTTGGCCAGATTGCGGCTTGTCGAAATGACATTAATAAGGCCCAAAAACTTTTTGCTCTTGCTTTTAAGGAAGAGCCTGAGACTGCAACCCGTATTCTTTTCTGGGCACGCGATATTCGTGGAGGTCAGGGAGAACGGTCCATCTTCCGTCAACTTTTCAAGTATCTTGTTGAGGAAAATGGCGGAGTTGGGGTGAAACTAGTTTCTCTTGTTCCAGAATATGGTCGTTGGGATGACTTGCTTGTTCTGGAAAATACTTCTGCTTGGGAAACCGTTCTCAATGCAATTCAGGCACAACTTGATCTTGACCGTCTTCATCTGAAGACTGATGGTAAGGTTTCTCTCTTGGCGAAATGGCTGCCATCTATCAATGCTTCCAGCAAAGATAGCAAGCGTCTTGGTCGTAAGATTGCGGCCCATCTTGGTCTTTCTGAAAAAGAATACCGTAAGGTTCTGAGCAATCTTCGTACTCAAATTCGCATTGTTGAGCAATCAATGTGCTCCAAAGAATGGTCTGCAATTGACTATTCCAAGGTGCCTTCCCGCGCTGCATTTATGTATCGCAAGGCATTCCAGAAGCAAGATGGTGAGCGTTATGCCCAATATCTGAGTGCTGTTGAAAAGGGTGAAGCAAAAATCAATGCTTCAACGCTGTATCCTTATGATATTGTTGAACAGTATCTTTATAAGGGTGCCCGCAATGATAAGTCTATTGACCTTCAGTGGGAAGCACTTCCCAATTTTATGGAAGATAAACCTTTCAACGGTCTGGTAGTTGCAGATGTTTCTGGTTCGATGTATGGTCGCCCTATGGCGGTTTCTATCTCTCTTGCGATGTATATTGCAGAGCGCAATACTGCTCCTGTATGGAAAGATAAGTTCCTGACTTTTTCAGAGAGCCCTGAACTGCAAACTGTTGTTGGTTCTACCATTGGTAAGCGTATTGAGAATCTTTCCCGTGCGGCCTGGGGTATGAATACTGACCTTATGGCAGTGTTCAAGACTGTTCTGAGTGCCGCAGAGAGCAACAATGTTGCACCTGAGGATATGCCACAGAAACTAATTATTGTTTCTGATATGCAGTTTGATGAGGCATGTAGTTCTAATAAGAGAACTAACTTTGAACAAATTCAAAAACTCTACCGAAAGGCAGGTTATGATATGCCACAACTGGTTTTCTGGAATGTCAATGCAATTGGTGGCAACGTTCCTATGACTATCCACGATACTGGCACTTGTCTTGTGTCTGGTTGTAGTCCTTCGATTCTTAAGTCCATTATGACTGATAAAGTCGTTACCCCGGTTGACACCATGAACGATACCGTTTATAGTGACCGTTATGCGGCTATTGGGGAGGTTTTTGCTTAGATAAATAAACACATAGATGGTTCAGCAATTCTCATATGTTTTGGGTACATAAAAGACCATCTAGTTTCCGGGGAATAGCCCAATTGATAGAGGCGCCGTAAAAATGTATCTTGTTAAGATATTAACCGCAATTATACGCTTTGGGAGCCGGTCCAGTGAAAGTTTGAATCTTTCTTCCCCGATTTAGGTGATTCAGCAATTTAATTACTTGCAATGTAAAAAAAATCATCTAGTTTTAGTCGTGGTTGAGGGGCCACTTATCGCAAAATTCTGGAGAAATCCGGTCTTTTGATTAAATCCTAATTTTATTAGGTTGGCGGGTTGGCCTCCGCTGATTCTCTTAAAATATAATTGAACGTATGGAACTAGCGAGAGGAAAACTCTTGAGGGAACGTAAGCAAAAAAAAAGGTGATTTGTGTTCAACCTGCTTACTACGAGTCAATTATTAAAATTTTGTTGGGATGTAGGCCTAGAAGCAGCCATCATCTAAGGAGTAGAACACGCACCAGAGCTGCAAAATGCTTGCTAATGTCGGGCCTATAGGTGGCATATACAAGTGATGTGGTGAGGGAAAATGTGGGTTCTTTAGGCGTAGTAGCACACCAACACTAAAAGTATCCTTTTATAAATACATTATAACTATTAAATCAGGAGGTGTTTAAATGTCAAGTGATTGGGAAATTCTAATGTCAGACTGGGTTTTTTGATCCAGGTCTAAATAAAACCGATAGACATGGTTCTATCAACAATAACCCCTTTGTGAAAATTGGGAATTTTTAGGAATTACTGGTTTTTATGTTTGGGGTTTTATGGTGCCGAAGCTTAATGGATAAGCAGCTGTCTTCTAAACAGTCGTTAGTGTGCGTTCGAGCCGCACGGGCACCGCTGAGTATAAAAGTCTAATAAAATTCGACTAAATACTTTTACCTTAGATAATTCGCACTTCTTTAAGGTAAGAATTGGGCTCTTTTTGAGCCCTTTTCTATTATAAATAGTATTGCGAATTATCTAAAGGAGCGCAAAGTTTATGGAAAAAGAGTATCTTGAATCCCTCGTAGAGCAGGGATTATCCACGAGACAAATATCTAATATAATAAAAAAAGGACAAACTACTGTAAGATATTGGTTGAACAAATATAATTTAAAAACAAAAAATAAATCATTTTCTGATGGATATTCTGGTTATAATGGTCATAAAAAAGTAAATAAAGATAATCAATTTTGCTCATGTTGTAAAGTAAAATTAAATTCAAAAAATTCTTATATTAAAAAAGAAAGAAAAAGTTACTATTCATTATGTAAAATTTGTTTTGCAGAATATACGTTTAAAAAAAGACTTAATTTCAAAATAAAAGCCCTAGAGTATAAAGGAAATTGTTGCGAATCGTGTAGTTATAATAAGGACATAACTGCTTTAGAATTTCATCATAAAAATCCGGCACAAAAAGAAATAACCCCCGCAAAACTTTATCATAAACCATGGGAATTTGCCCAGCAAGAATTGGACAAGTGTTCTGTTTTATGTTCTAATTGCCACAGAGAAGAGCATCATAGATTAGATCAGAAGAAAAAAATGGAGAAAGAATTTTCAACTAATTTTACTTCGTCTTTTAGTAATTTTATACTTACAGGTAAGAATACAGGAGAAAAATCATGTAGAAATTGTGATATTATTTTAACCGAAGATAATAGGGCTGCTGGTAGCCATAGTAGTTATTGTAAACCTTGTGATAGTAAAATGGTTATGCAAAAAACAATAGACGCAAAACAAAGAGCAGTTGATTACATGAGTGGCTGTTGTTCGGTTTGTGGTTATGATAAATGCCTAAGAGCCATAGAATTTCACCATTTAGACCCGGATAAAAAATCCGAAACTTATAATAAAAGATTTACTTCTTGGGGTTTTGAAAGACAGAAAAAAGAATTAGAAAACTGCATAATCGTCTGCTCTAACTGCCACCGCGAAATTCACTCCAAAGACGAACATAAAACCCAATCCCAACCATGAACTACTCCCTCTGCTTCCTCCCACTAGCAATAATCATCATAATAACCAAACTTTCCCTACTAATCTCATCAAGCATAAACGAATCTAAATATGTCGAACAAGAATCCAGAAAACCCCCAGGCTATCTCAGATTGGTACACCGAAAACGGCCTCCCAGAACCCGACTGGCGGCCCCATAAAGACCCGGACCAATCATAAAACTGTCCACTAGCCCGACAATTCCATAGAAACTAGTCTATACTTATAAAAAGTCAACAATCTGGATGGAATTAACTAAAGGACAAAAACTAGACTTAGCACATGATCGAAACACGTCACAAGAAATTTTAGAAACCTTGGCGACTGATAAGGATCGTGATGTTCGCTCCTGGGTTGCAAAAAACCCAAACACACCACCAGAAACCCTACAACTCCTGGCGACTGATGAAGATCGTTATGTTCGCTCCTGGGTTGCAAGACACCCAAACACACCATTAGAATCCCTAAAACTCCTGGCGACTGATGAAGATCGTTATGTTCGCTCCTGGGTTGCAGAACACCCAAATACACCATTAGAATCCCTAAAACTCCTGGCGACTGATGAAGATTCTTATGTTCGCTACTGGGTTGCAAGACACCCAAACACACCACAAGAATCCCTAAAACTCCTGGCGACTGATGAAGATCGTTATGTTCGCGCCTGCGTTGCAAAAAACCCAAACAGGACCGAAATTATCGAAAGACTAGTCTTTATGACTGATTATCAACAATCTAATTAAAACCACTCACCAATGTCACTGACTTCTAAATTCAAAAAAGACATCAACACCCTCAAACAGGCCGCAAATTGCGAACTCCATCTAGGCATCAAGAATCCTAAACTATATAAAAAGGTAAAGAGATACTACGAACAAAATGGAGTTGTTTTCTCCGGAGAACCCGAAGACGATTATGAAATTTTAATTGATTACCTTTATGAAGATCTTGTAATGCAAGTAGTCTAATGGACTTTTCTACTGTTCTCAGATATCTTGGGAACCTGTTTTTAATTGTTGGTTACTACATAATCTTATGGGGCGACATGAAAGTTGGCCTTTTTGTCAAGACTGTCGGGGGATTATTGCTTATCCCTTCTTTTGTATTCTTAAAAATGTGGGATGCCCTGGTTCTTTGTGGATTCTTTGCCGTGATTGAGATTTCAAAACTACTTAGCCTATTAAAATGATAGAAAATTTTTCTTGGTATGAAAATCAAAGAGATGATTGGAGACAATATGTTCTTTCTTTGGATGACTCAAATATAGATGAAATTCTAGGTGCAATTCCTTCGGCCTGGAATTTTCCACATAAAAGTCATCGAGAGTTTGCTGAATGGATCATAAAAACAATAAAACCCAAAGTAACAGTAGAACTAGGGGTAGATTATGGTTATTCCTCTTTCATTATGTCCCGGTGTCAAAAAAATCCTGTTTACGGTATTGATTGTTTTGACACATCAAAACATGGAATCAGGATCGATGATGATCATCAATTCGTTTTAGATGTAAAAGAAAAACTAGGTCTTGATAATCTTAATATTATTAAAGGATATTTTGATGATGTGGCCGAAACCTGGGACCAAGAAATAGATTTACTTCATATCGATGGTCTTCATGATTATGATAATTGTAAAAATGACTTTGAGACTTGGTTTCCTAAAATGTCGGAAAATGGTGTTGTGATTATGCATGATACTATTTCGGCACCTGAAGGAGTTGGGCGATTTTTTAACGAATTAGATTATCCTAAAATCAACTTCACTAATTCTTTTGGTCTAGGTGTAGTTACAAAAAATGCTAAATTAGTAGAAAAAATAAAAAAAGCTTTTTATGATTGGATTTAATCATCTAGGTCATTTAGGTCGGCTTGGAAATCAAATGTTCCAGTATGCCGCACTAAAGGGAATTGCGGCAAATCACACTTACAATATCTGTATTCCCCCATCAAGTGGAAATAATGAATGGTCTGAGCATCAGTTGTTTAATTGTTTTAATTTATCAACAATCAATCAATTAAACATTCAATATATTGATCCTGACAGACCAGTACTTCAAGAGAAATCTTTTTGTTTTGATGAAGAACTTTTCAATACTTGTCCTGACTGGATCACACTTCATGGGTTTTTTCAGACTGAAAAATACTTTAAACATATAAAGAAAGAAATTAAAAAAGATTTTTCCTTTAAATCTGATATTTTAATGTCGTCACAAGAGGCGATTTTAGGTTTAAATAACCCTATTTCTCTGCACATAAGACGAATTGACTATTTGACTAATCCCAATCATAAGGCATTGTCTTTAAATTATTATAAAGAGGCTCTAGAGCGATTTGATAAAGATCAGATAGTAATCATTTTTTCTGATGACCCGAAGTGGGTGTTTGAACAAGAATTGTTTTCTAGTGATCGTTTTATTGTTTCGGAAAATAATTCTAATTATATTGATTTGTGTTTGATGACATTGTGTAAAGGACATATTATTGCGAATAGTAGTTTTTCTTGGTGGGGGGCCTGGTTATCAGATAGTGAAGGGGTTATTGCTCCTTCGGGTTGGTTTGAAGGCACTAATAATTCCCACCTAGATACTAAAGACTTGATTCCAAGTGAATGGGAGATTATTTGATGAACGTTGCTATTATTTTTATTGGTACGGCCAAGTACCTGGATTTTCTTCCACTTTATTATGAAAAGTGTGAAGAAAATTTTTTGTTAAATTCTAACAAGACATATTTTGTTTTTACTGATGGGGATATTCCTGATCCACCAGAAAACATGGTCATTTATAAACAAGAACACTTAGAATGGCCGTATATTACATTAAATCGATTTGAAATAATAAACCGAGCCAGTGTAAAATTGTATGAATTCGATTGGCTGGTTTTTATGGATGCTGATACTCTTGTTGTTGATAAAATTACAGAAGAAGAATTCTTTAGTGATAACCCATTGTTTGGGGTTCATCATCCGTGCCATTATTTAAAGATGCCACCACACGATAAGCCGCCTGGGGCATTTGAGACTAATTCAATTTCAACGGCCTATACCAATGATTATTCGATTTATTATCAGGGGTGTTTCTGGGGTGGCAAACTTCCTGGGGTCATGGATCTTATTGATGAACTAGAAGAATCTGTAAAAAAAGATTTAGAAAAAGAAGTTATTGCAATATGGCATGATGAAAGCCATCTAAATCGCTATTTTGCAAAACATAAAGAAAAGGTTAAGATTTTTGGCCCAGAATATGCTTATCCAGAAATATTTGCCCCTTATTGTGAATTTAAACCAAAAATAATACATTTAGCAAAAAATAATTTAATTCATCATTCATGATCATGGAACTTTCTGTTTATTATCACATCTGGTCTCCAGGAGACACAGATATATGGAAAATTATTGTTGACGAACAACTAAAAAGAATCTATAAAAGTGGATTACCCGAATACGCAAATATTAATTGCGCAATAAATGGAGTTCAGGCCTCTAGAATAAAAGAGTTTGTTTCAATTTATAGTTGGCTTAATGTCTTAGATTGCCGTGATAACGATGAGGAATATGAGGGGTTTACTCTTAAGCATTTATACGAGGACTGTTTAGGTGGGAAAATCAATAAGGTTCTTTATCTTCATACAAAAGGAATAAGTCATTTTTGTGGAGTAAGAGATCAGTATTCCGATAGAAAATTTCGGGCCGTTAATAGTTGGAGGCACCTTATGGAGGCCGGGTGTATTGATAATTGGGTCAAGAATGTTGAAAAATTAAATAAATATCAAGTATCCGGGGTAAATTATTGTCTGGATCCTTGGCCTCATATGAGTGGAAATTTTTGGTGGGCCAGATCAGATTATATTTCGTCTCTTCACCACCCAACAAAAAATGCCTTTAGAGGAGATTCTAGAGATTTTGGCCCAATAGAAAGGATGAATTTTGAGAAATGGGTAGGAATGAATAACCCAACCGTTCATTCTTTTTATAATCCACCTTTTAGCTATGATTTTAAAGATTTAATTCCAGATGTTCGGCCAACTCCTCCCGGAGAACCTCATTGGTTTTGGCTTTACAGAGATGACATTTTCCCTCATTATATTGAAAAAATATGACTGTAAAATTTGGTTGTTTTCACACAGTATATGAAAACAAAAGAGCAACTGAGTTTGTTTTAGAGCAGTTCAGGAAATATCATCCTGATGCCCCTTATACTATTTGTTGTGATGGTGGAGTGGATTATTCGGATCTGGCCAGAAAATATAATTGCAATTATGTTCATTCTTATATGAGAATTGGGCGACGAAATAGTGGCCATCCATCTGGAATTTATGGATTTACAAAAGATGAGTCCCTTCATTGGATTCATATGTTCAGAGAGGCGGCCATTCATGTAAAAAATGGGGGTGGGAGCCATATGATAATGATGGAGGACGATGTTCTGACTCAGGGTGAGGTTAAAATTGATCCAAATTGGCAATGTGCCGGATTTGACGTTCCTGGAAATAAAATATCTCCGTCTTTAATTGAATACATAAGGCAAAGATATGGAGCAACCCCAAATGTCGATTGGTACGGAGCCGGGGGTGGAAGTATTTTTAACATTAATACTTTTTTAGATAATTATCATCAAATATATGATTTTATCGATTTTGAATTTGAATTTATCTTAAACAAACTTGATTATAGGTTTGGTTGGTTAGATCTTTATATGCAAATCGCATATTTTATTTTAGGGAAAGACTATTCAATTAATACAAACTTGACCGAGGTTTGGAAAACTCCTGATTATAAAAACACCAACTTCTCCCTTGTCCACGCATACAAAGAACTTTACTGATGAACATTGCATTAATTGGACCCGGAATTCTCCCTATCCCTCCAGATGGCTGGGGTGCGGTTGAAAGTTTAATCTGGGATTACTCTTTAGAACTCTCTGAATTGGGCCACGGTGGAATTATTACTAATACACAAGATTGGGACGAAATTCTACACGATCTAAATTCTGACCATTTTGATTTTGCTCATCTCCATTATGATGTTTTTTATCCTTTGCTTGATAGAATAAAAAATGAAACAAAAATAAAAAAGATTGCGATGAGTAGTCATTATCCATATATTGATCAACCTCAGATGCATTGTCAGGATGGGTATGACAAGATTTTTGATTTTATTATAAACAATAATCAATACTACATTTTTTGTATTTCTAAGAAGGATTATAATATATTTAAAGAAAATGGGGCCAACGAAGATCTTTTAATTTTATCAGAAAATGGGGCCAATCATAAGAGGTTTAATTATACTGTAAATCCAAATAATACAACTAGGTCTTTATATCTAGGTCAAATTTATCATAGAAAAAAGCAATGGCTCTATCAAACAATCGATTGTATTGATTTTGTAGGAAAGATAATGGGCCAAACCCCATTTAACACTACCAAAAATTATCTAGGAGAATGGTCTGATGAATACAAACGAGAGAATTTCACTCATTATGGTAATCTTGTTCTGTTGTCTGATGGTGAAAATGGAACTCCTTTGGTCGTTAAAGAAGCCATGATTAATGGCCTTGGTGTTGTAATATCAAAATACGCGGCCCATGACTTGACAGATGATCTTCCTTATGTTACAGTCATACCAGATGATAAGTTAAAAAACATTGATTATATAAAAGAAAAAATTGAAGAAAATAGAGAAGTTAGTCTTTCTATGAGAGATGAAATTCGGCAATATGCTATTGATAATTTTTCATGGGAAAGCCTTGTCAAACTATACTCAAAAAATATAGAAAAATGCGAATTTGTATTTTAGGTCCTAATTCTCCTATTCCTCCTACCGGTTGGGGAGCGGTTGAAAGTCTTATTTGGGATATGAATAAAACTCTTATTCAAATGGGACATGAAGTAAAGATCATAAACATTGGAGATCCTATTCAGATCATTAAAGAAATCAATAACTTTAGACCTGATTTTGTTCACATTAATTATGATGATTGGATTCCAATTTATCCATATATTCAATATCCATGTGCGATAACGACTCATTTTGCATATATAACAAGACCAGAATTTATGGGCGCATATAAGAAAAGAGTATTTGATTCTTTTTCTAATATAGTTCCTATTATATTTGGCCTTTCTAATGAAATAAACAATATTTATAATACTGTTTGTTCTATACCAGATTCAAAATTATTCTTAAATCCAAATGGTGTAAATTTTAAGGCTTTTGAAAAGACCAACAATCCAGGATTTCCAGATAGTTCAATTTATCTTGCAAAAATAGATTCAAGAAAAAGGCAATATTTATTTCAATCTATCGAGTCTTTATTTTATGCTGGAAATATTGCTGATAATAGATTTGATAAATCAAAAAATTATCTTGGAGAATGGTCTAAAGAGCACCTTTACGAAAACCTTACTAATTATGGTAATCTGGTCTTATTATCTGACGGAGAGGCACATCCTCTGGTTTGTTTAGAGGCCTTTGCTGCTGGTCTAGGTGTTGTTATTTCCGAATGGGCTGCTGCCAATCTTAATTTATCTAAGGGCTTTATTACTGTAATACCTGAAGAAAAGATTTGTGATGTTAATTATGTTGAGCAAAAAATAATCGAAAATAGAGACTACTCTATTAAAAACCGCGAAGAAATTCTTGATTATGCAAAAGAATTTGACTGGCAAGTAATTTTGGAAACCTACTATATACCAAATATAACAAAAGTGATCAATGGACAGAAATAAATCAGTTTATAAACTTCATAATTTTGGCCCGGTCTATTACATCAATTTAGACGACCAACCAGAAAGACGCGAGTTTATGGAGTCCCAGTTTAAGTACTGGGAAATAGAAAATTATACAAGAATTTCTGCTTATGATGGGCGCAATGATGATCTAGGTGACATTATCAAAGGAAAGTATCCCGATAACGTCACACCAGCCGAGATCGGATGTTTGACGAGTCATCTAAAGGCCATTAAGTACTGGTATGATAATAGTGATAGTCCTTATGCGGTTTTTATGGAAGATGATTGCGTAATTATTGCTAATTGTTGGAATTTTACTTGGCAGGAGTTTTTATCTAGAGTAAATTACGCATGGGATGGATTGCAATTAGCTATAATCTGCACCGGAGATCTTCATTTGCAAATTCACAAACATCAAATGAATGAATTTTCTACTGCCTGTTATGCCATAACAAGACGATACGCAAAAAAATTGATTGATCTTCACTGTAGAGACGGTAAATATAAACTAGATCAAGATATTCGACCAAGAGCCGTAGCAGATGATTTGATTTATGGCGCAGGAGCAGTTTTTTCGGTTCCTTTATTTTTATATAATTTAAAATTGGGTTCTACTATACATGAGGACCATGTGGAAACATTCCATAAAAATTCTTATGAGGGTCTAAAGGCCTTCTGGGAAAATAAGGGTTCCGAATTATCTGTGGAACAAATTACGAATTATAATCCTTATTTCAACAGCGTCATCGGGTCTTCTGGTCAGGGGGGTTGACAGATCGACAGGCCCGTGCTATCGTAGTGACTTCACCTGAGTCCTAAATACTTCCTCGTTATGAATCAGGTGAAATAGAGCCAGAGATGTTGCCTTTAGAACAGGTAATGCCACAACATCAATCTGGATGTCGAATTCAATTAAAATTAATGCTTTTTTCTAAAAAAATTCTAACGACTGTAGCCTGTGGTGCAATTGGGGCCACTATTTTTGCTCCTATTGAATCTCAGGCCATTTCTGTATCTCAATTTGTTGACCCATCAGTTAATACAAAAACCGAATGGGAAACTAAATTTGAGCAGAAATTTCCCAATTATAAGATGCCATTGGCGAGTGTTTATCGTGGGGAAGCATCATTTTATGGGCCAGGGTTTTATGGTAATAGAACCGCAAATGGTGAAATTTATAGACCAGGTACTATGACTGCTGCACATAAAACACTTCCGTTCGGAACTCGTGTACAAGTTACGAATTTGAATAATGGGAGATCAGTAACCGTAAGAATTAATGACAGAGGACCATTTGTTGGAGGGCGGATCATTGATCTTTCCGAAACAGCCGCAGATGCAATTGGGATGAGAAATTCTGGGGTTGCTCCTGTAAAGATCCAAATCCTAAATTAAGGCCATGGTCCCGACAGTAGAGGAAGTGCGTTTTGTTGAACCAAACTTTGAAGAAGTTTTTATTCAAAACCAAAACGCATTCAATAAGTACAATGGTCGAAGGAACAATTGTTCTAATACAGTAAGGAAATTTCTTTCCTTGCTAGGTATAAATACCGACAGAGTTACGGCCTGGGCCGACACGGTTCGTAACCTTGGCAAAATTATCTACAACCCTAATCAATTGCAAAAGGGTGATATTGTGGCCATGGGGATTCCCGGCGATACTTTTCATGTCGGTGTTTATTTTGGAGACGGGAAAGTTCTCCATCAATCGGCAATGAGGGGTTATAAGGTCGGAGTCTTCAATGACATTAATGCCTTTATTAATTATCATCGAGGATTTTATATTGTAAGGCCCTTCATAAATATCCTGGAAAATCAGTTTTTTGTTTTTCCAGAAATGGTCTAAAATTAAAGGGATCTAGTTAGGTGCTAACTCAGATTTAAACGACTCGACGCCTCCCGCTGCAGAAAGCGTATCCATTAGGTCGGCGCCCATAAACGTTCACATTCATTCATTATAGGAGACATTAAAATGAACAAATTTGGTTTTACACAATTCAGCGAAGTTCTCAACGGAAGATTGGCGATGATTGGTCTGGTAGCTGCGCTCGGGGCCTATGCCATGACCGGGCAAATTATTCCAGGTGTGTTTTGAAATGGGTGAAGTTATTTATATAGCGGCATTGTCATCATCTATAGTGGTGTCGTCGCTGATAATTTTAAAGGCGGTTTTCTCAAGAGAGCCAGTCCCCAGCCCTTTGATATTAGCATCTCTAGTACTTACGACGATTTTAGTTTTAATGAAGTTTCTTTGAGACTTATTAAAAACAGGGGCCTTGTGCCCCTTTTTTCTAAATAGAACAACTAGATTAAAAAATAATGGGTGGATTCATTTCTGATTGTGGTAATTACGGTGTTTTTAGGTTTGGAAAGAAACAATGGATGGTGGTTTATCGCGGCCAACAGCTAGACGTTTTCAATACCATTCCTCAATGTAGGAAGTGCATTAAAGAACATAGTGCCAATTTAGAAACTGTCACATCTAAACCGACTCCTAGTAAAAATACTGTTAAAATAAAACCACGTTCCAAGAGAACCAAATGATTTCAACAAAAGTTAGGCTACAGCTAGAGGAGATTTGTAATCGAATCGAAAATAAACAACACGTTTCTTTTCCTGATATGGTCCTGATTGAAAAATGGTCTAGGGCCAACCGATCAGTGTATGATATGCTCCAGAAGGCCCGCAGGAGGGCCATTCAGGGACCTGTAGAAGAAGGAAGTCTAGATGACTTCCTGGATCAAATGAATCTAGGAAATCCGGATCCTTCTAGCCATATTACTGGACAAAGTAGCATCGATGACCTGGCTGATTTTTTCAAAAACGACAATGACCATATGAGACGAGATTAATGTTTTTAAATCCTTATTACTCTGGTCTACTTTTTATCTTTTTCATCCTGGCCGCCATGATGCTTATTGATAAAAACGTGGCCGACTATTTTATTTTGGTTCTCAGGATTGCCAAAATAACCCTTGAACGTTATATTTGGATGATCCGCTTCCACCCTAAAAACCCAATCACAAATTTTATTATGAAAAGGCGATATGCTAAAATTGCAAAAGAACTCCACCAAGATCTGAATAATGGACGAAAAATTTGATTTATCATCCTTACAAACAAGGATTAATGACATCAAGAAAGATGGTCAGGAATCTGCCGATTTCACCATTGAATATCTTGAGTGTCTTATGAGGCGACATGATTTATGCCAGTCAATTCCGGATGATTATGAACTTGAAGGGGTTCCAGAAACAATTTTTGAATCCATTAGAAAGGAAGAGGTTCCGAGTAAAGAAGAAATTCTACTGATGGATACTGATACCCAGAACTTCTTTCTTTTTGAAATGATCTGGATCTGTGGAATGACGGCAATCGGGTATTATACTTCTGATGAGGAACTTGAAGAGGGTGAACCAGGAACATTAGATTCCATTTTGGCAATGTCAAGTGTTTCTCCGGGTCATTGGAGCGCCTGTTATTTGATTGCTGTCCTGGCCCTTCTTATGGCCAGGGTTCCGTCAGAAGACATGATCGCGGCTATTACTGATAATTTTTCAGACTCACCTGAACAAATTCAGACTAATATGAATCATTTTATTGAATTCTCGGCCTCGGTTCTTTTTAGACACACTGAGGATATTGTTTATCACGATGAGTAGTCTGGATCCAACGACCCCATGGTATGAATTCTTGAGTTATTGTGAGTGCTGTTATTCTTTAGGGGTTACTCCTTCAGTTTGGCGATTTGTTCGCTACAATCAATACTTCAAAAATGAATTCAAAGAAACAAAAACCTGAACAAGTTAGTCTAGAACTTCCTCCTTTCCACATTGCATTTCCAATAACCCTAAAATACAATGATCGAGGAGTAGAAAAGGTTTGTTACTTTTCTTGTAAGGAGCATTTACAATCCCACATCACAAGATACAAACTCAAAAAAGACCAAGTAACCATTACAAAAACAGGAGAAAAAAATCATGGCACTATCTGAAAAAGTAGAAGACAAACTAAAAGAGGCCGAAGGGGTTCTTCGGGATTCTCTGTACTGGGCAGCCAAAAACGAAAAGCCTGGGACTATTCACACTATTTCCAAAATCATCAACGAGCTTGACCATATGATTAAGATGGACAAGATCAATGACAAGATGGAAGACCTGATGAAAAAACAAGGCGGCGACATGTTTGGAGGCCTGTTTGGATGATTAATCACCTCACCGAATCCGAGCAAGAAGAGCTTATCGCCTTGAAAAGGGCCATTAACGACAATGTGTCCTCGGTCCATTATGATAAAATGGAACGCTTTACTGAATTGCTTGTCAAGACTCTTTCTGGCAAAGGGGCCGGTGAGATGTTTATGGATCCGACAAATTTCTAAATACTCTAAAAGAGTATAAAGAAATGAAAACATACGGCCAGTTTTTAGAACAGACTTCTATTGCCGATAGGCAACGTCTAGAGCGTGAACAAAGGCAGGCAATGCTAGACCAACAGGCCAAAGAGAGGGAAAAAGAAAGGGAAGACAGGGCGGCCCAACTAAAGGCCGAACAAGAAGAAAGAGAGGCCGAAAGAGAAAGAGTTCAAAAAGAGCGCGAAGATGCGGCTCTTAGACAAAAACTACAAAGACTAGAACAGCAATGAAATTTACCATTTATTCAAAACACGGTTGTCCATACTGTGATAAAATTAAGTCTGTGATGTTCACGTATAACTTTGAACATACTGTTTACACCCTTGACGAGGATTTTAGTCGTCAACAATTTATTGATAATTTTGGTCCGGACTCAACTTTTCCTCAGGTTATTCTCAATGATCAAAAACTCGGCGGGTGCGTCGATACGGTTAAATACTTAAGGGAGAATAATCTTGTTTAATGGAAGAAACTTTCTATGATGTTGAACGGGCCATAGATTTTGCCTTTAAAGAAAAGAAGTTCGTTATGAACTTTTATTCGTACCTTAAGGTAAAAAATGCCCGAAGAATCGACGCCCAGGACTTTAAAAAGAGTAATGTGGCAACAAATATAAGAACCCTGGCCGAAGAATTAAATTTGTATCTCCAAGGAGGTCAGTCCGAGGATGCCAAACAATTAAGGGAGGCTTATGGTCACTTATCAAAACCAGAGGCTAGGAAAATTATGAATTATATTTTAGGTTTTATTTCTGACTGTGATGTTTATATAAAAGAAAAGAATGCCAGAAAATCCAAACGAAAACCTAAATAGTAAAAGAAATCGGGGATTCGATTGGATGCTTGATTCAAAAAGTAATAATAAGCAGGAGGAACACTTTTTCAATTTTAACTTGCAGAAGTCTGTTTCTCTTTTCTCTAGAAGATTTCAGTTTTCTGTAAGTCTGACCGGAACCAAATCTAAGGAGAAAACAGATGTATTCAATAGCAATTTTCATTAGTGTCATTTTAGTATTATTGCTTTTTGTGGTCGGGGCGATTGTTGGTTGGATCGCTTCACATTATATGAACAATAAAGAACCAGACCAGCCTTTTATCCATCCCGAATTTCTAGATGCTTCCGGAAATATTTTACCAGACGAAATTATTGCACTAAGATTTACACCAAAACTTGACATACATGAGGACTATTTCGATGACACAGACTGCGACGGCGAAGAAGCCCAAGACTACACAAGTTGAACTACCATCTAATCCATTTCAACATGAGATTCTAGAACTGGCCTGTTCACAAAGAACCAAGGCCAAGAAAATTGAGGTTCTCCAAAAGTATCAAAATGATGCCCTAGTGGCCCTTTTTATCTGGAATTATGATGATTCTGTAATTACTGTTCTCCCTCAAGGAGACGTGCCTTATTCAAGCAATCCAGATATTGCCCCTGGAAATGATTCTCTTTCTGAGGCAATTAAAAAGCAAATTGATGATAAAATGGTTGATGCCGTTGGAGGAAACCTAAAAACGACTCTCAGAAATGAATACAATAAGTTTCATTTCTTTATTAAAGGCGGTGATGATACTCTGAGTTCTATTCGACGCGAAACTATTTTTATTCAGATGCTAGAGGGGCTTCATCCAAAAGAGGCCGAGATTATGTGCCTCGTAAAGGACAAAAAACTGACCGATAGGTATAAATTACCATTCGATCTTATTCAAGAGGCCTATCCTTTCATCCGATGGGGTGGGAGGTCATGATGTGGTCAGAAGAGGAAATGCTAACATTACCCAAAAGGTATAATTGTCAACTTCTTTTTGCCAATGCCACAATGGCCCAGGCCAAGGATAGAAGCTTTCCTAAGGATGCTTATCTTGTTTTTTATGAAAATGAACAGGGCTCGGTTGTGATGGACGTTTGTAGATGCAGCAAACGGGCCAGTTTATTTGATCTTTATTATGACAAATTCCGGAACGTAAAAGACATTCGTTTTGGTTATGGTAACGTGAACCCTAAACTCTGGGGAGAACAGGATAAAAAAGAAAAGAAAAGGAGGAATTCTTAAATGTCCGCTGGTTTTGGTGAGGGTAATAAACTCAAACTATCAATAAATAAACAAGAAATTAACAACATTATCAAAAAGTATAAAAAGGCAAAGAAAATTATGAAATCAAATCTTTATCAGGTTCAGGTTATGGATGAAACCGAGACTTATATTTCGGGTCTGATCCAAGAGGCCGAGGCGGATCCTCCCGTAGACTGATGGGTAGCCACTACATTTTAAACCTGTATGGGTGTAAGTTTGAACTTCTAGACGACCTAGAGTTTCTTTTAAACCTACTTATTGATTCGGCCCTTCTTTGCGAAGCCACTATCTTACAAAAATCTTATCATAAATTTGAACCACAAGGAGTTACAATTATTTTGCTACTAGCCGAGTCTCATATTTCAATCCATACTGTCCCCGAAAAGGGAGAGGCCTATGCAGATGTTTTTACATGTAGTGAGGTTGATCCGGTTGTTGGGTGTCATAAAATAATCCAAGAACTGAATCCAGAAAGTTATAATTTGGAGTTTATTGCACGATGAAGAATGAACGAATAAAATTGATCATAAAAAACATTGAACTTCTTCTTGAGCAACTAAAATTAGAGACGGTTGATGAAGGAGTTATGCCTACTAAAAATGAAAATGTTATTGATATCCGGGATCTTATAACCAAAGATGATTATGAGGATCCAGAGTATTATGAAGAGCCCGAGTTTAATTTACCAAATGTTTCTGTAAGATGGAGGAACGATGATGTTTGATTTGACTGATTTTGAAAAAGGTCTGGGTAATTTTTCAGACCGAGTGGAGATTATTGTTGGGTTAGAAATGGGTGATAAGCTCACTTCTGATGAGGCTTATAAGATGATTAAAGAAGAGTTTAAAAAACTTAAAAAACTACGTAAGGAAAATTGATTATGCGACCAGTAAAAGCAGCCGATCTTCTTGAATTAGATAAACGTTTACAGACAGTGGTTCTTCAGTGTTATCCTATTCCTGAGCAGGTTATATACCAGGCAGCAAGAAATGATTATTCTGAAACACCTATTCATGAACAAAAAATTCCTTCTCCGGCAAAGTGCGGGGAATGGGTTGTAGAAACTCTTTTGGCTAATGAACGCCATCATTGGGGCTGCGCCGAGCATCCACAGATTACATTTTCTGTTTCTGGATATGTTCATAGCGTAATGGTGCAGGCCAGAACTCATCGAGTCGGAGTTACTTTTGACTGCTTAGCAGGAGAAAGTTTAATTACCGTGAATAAAAGAAAAAAAGTAAAGACTACAACTATTTCTCAGTTGTATGAAATGTATACTAAAGGAGAAGAACTTCCTTTAGTCCGAAGTCTTAATGAAGATAGGGGTTATTTTGAATATTCAAAGATTGGAAAAGTATTTAAAAACACGGAAAAAGATCTATATCTAGTTACCTTAGATGATGGAAAGCAACTAAAGTGCTCAATGGACCACCGAATTTTCACTGAAAGTGGATGGCGGCGCCTTAAAGAACTTAGTGTAGGCGATAAGGTATCCTGTAATGGCGTATCTTTGGCCTTAATTGGTGAAGCCAGGGAAAAGTATACTAATCCAGTTTGGTTGGCGTCAGAATTAAAAACTAAGACGCCAATGCAAATATCTGAGGAACTAGGAGTCTCTTATGAGGTTATTAAAAAATATGCTTATAAATTTGGGTTAACCTGGGAAATTAGGAAGGACCATAATACTGGTAAAAAACTGGATACCTCTCATTTTACCGAAGAGCAAAGAAAATTGCGAAAAGAAAATGCAATTAAAAATATTTCTAAGGCTCATGAAAAAATAGAAGAATGTGGTCATCCTGGTAGAAAACATCCGGATAATACAGAAGTCAGAGTTTATAATTGGCAAAAATATAACAAAGAAAATATTCTGGATCATCATGGAAGGATCTGCTCTAATTGCGGGGCAACAACTAAACTTCATTGTCATCATAAAACACCTGTTAAAGAAGACATCAATCAAGCGTATAACATTGATAATTATGAGATCCTGTGCTCTAGTTGTCACGCTAAAGAACATAAGGCATTAAGAACACACTTTGTTTCAATTTCTTCAATTGAGTTTTTGCGGACTGATATTACTTATGATATTGAGGTTGATGGAAAATATCATAATTTTGTTTGCGACGGAGTTGTGGTACACAATTGTCAATCTCAACGCTATACGGGTAAACGAGTATTAAAGGTTGTCAACGACGAACTTCCAGTTGAAGACGTTTTTTATATTCGTCCTCCAGGGTATTATACAAATCGTCAAGGTAAAAAATATGATTGGACCCTCGCTGACTATAATGATGAATTAGATTTCATTTATGAGGGGTGTAAGAGATACGCAGCAAAGTATGAAAAGGGGATGTGTGAGGAACACATCAGAGATTATCTCCCACAAGCTATTCGTCAAAACTTTGTAGTATCATTTAACCTCAGGTCTGTTCTACATTTTATGGATCTTAGGGCAAAGATGGACGCCCAACTAGAAATTCAGGCCCTCTGCGCCCAGATGGCACCTCTTCTTGAAAAATGGGCTCCTAATGTCTGGAAGTATTATGAAGAAAAACGCCTACATAAAGGTAAACT